CTTATACTGTGACAACTGGGAGGTACTATGAGCGAAGAAGTTTTACTACAATATGATCTGACTAAGTGTACGTTCATTATACCACTGAGGATTGAGACGGCAGATAGGATGAGGAATATTACAACCTCATTGATCTATCTACTAAGGAACTTTGACACACATGTCATTGTAAAGGAATCAGATACTGAGTCAATCTTTGAGCAGCAGGTTGTACCTATGCTGAAAGCAGCACTTGAACCACAAAGGTTTGCACGTATCAAACATATCTTTGAGAAGACAGACGACTTTACATTCCATAGAACTAAGATACTCAATGACATGCTTTGGATGTCTGAGACACCTGTTACTGTGAACTATGATAGTGATATACTTCTCCCTGTTGAGACATATATTGCTGCTCAGAATATGATAGTCAATGAGTACATCAGTCCTGATGTGAAGGATGGTGTTCCACCTAAGGTAATATATCCATATGGATATGGTATGTTCCAGTATCAGTTACATATAGATGACTCACATGTCACTGAGTTTATCAACAGTCAGTTCAACTTTGAAGCATTCAATGGTAGGATGAGACATTGGGATGCTAAGTATGGTTTCTGTCAGTTTGTAGAGACTGAGGAGTATAAGAAATTGGGTGGAGAGAATGAGAACTTTATTGCTTATGGGTATGAGGATGATGAAAGGTTCCATAGATTCAATCTACTGTCTAGTGTTGCTAGGATAAACGATAATGTATTTCATATGGAGCATGGTAGAACTAAGAACTCTTGGTTCAATAACCCACACTGTGAGAATAATAAGCAGTTATGGGAACAGTTGAAGGTCAAGGGTGGTAAAGGACTGAGAGAATACTATGAGAACGTTGACTACATGAAGATTCGTAATGGACAAAAATAAATCAGCATTCAAACTAGAAGGTCTTCCTAAAGTATTATGGATCAACCTTGATAGGTTCCCTGAACGTAGGGAATATATGGAGAACCAGTTTTCTTACTGGAATATTACAGACCATCATCGTATCAGTGGTGTAGATGGTCCTGAGTATGAGGAGTACTTGAAAGGTACTGTGCCACATAATATGAATAATGGTGAGTGTGCATGTGTTATGTCACACCTCAATGCTATCAAATATTTTGTCAATGAGACAGACCTTGATGAGATCATGATCATGGAGGATGATGTTGACCTATCAGTAGCAAGACACTGGGACTTCAAGTGGAAGGAGGTAAGACGTAAGGTTCCTATCAACTTTGATACCTTACAACTTACTATAATAAATCCTAATGGTATTACTCTAAAGTTACACCATAGATTTATCAATGACTTTTCTGCTGCTTGCTACCTTATTACTCGTCATCATGCAACTAAGCTCCTCAGGTTACATCAAAGAGGATCGCAGTGGAAGCTCGACCAAAACATCAGACCAAGAGCAGTCTCCGAAGACTTGATACTTGATAGTGGTAAGAGTTATGCTACTCCATTGTTCAACTACAGGTTGGACATGGGATCTGCTATACATGAAGAGCACATTGATATCTTTCATAAGGGAAGTAACAATGCTCTAACAGATTTTTGGAGAGAACAAGGTGCTGACATGTCAGTCGAACATGTTATGCAACTTGACGAATACTGTGGTAGAATACCACCACAGGTTTATATTAACCAAGGCAAGGAGGAATCTAATGACAGACAAGGTAGTACTACCTGAAGAGGATAAGCAACCTGACTTTACAGGTATGCAAGACTACGGACACATAGGTGTCTTTGAAAACTTTGCTAAGTGGGAGTTCTGTGATTCAGTTATAGATTCTTTTGAGTTCTGGTACAATAAAAAGTATGTTAAGGGTGAGAAGACTGAAACTAAAGTCACTGAGTTTGAAAATAAGGAGTTGGGTATTGATAATTTCATGGATGGTGAAGATCAATTCAAACATGGTACACAGAAGGGTGGTCTAGGTAGAAAAGATAAGCAGTTGTATCTTGAGGTTGCTGATGCTACTCTAGCAATGGAAGTCAACCAAGCAATTGGTGCTGCCTTTGAAATATATGCTCAGAAATATCATGGTATTGTAGACTGTGCTGATCCAGTATCATCATGGACATGTAAGGTACAGAGGACAGATCCTGGTGGTGGGTATCATGTATGGCATTCTGAGAATGGTAGTTTCTTATATCGTGACAGAGTTTTGACATGGATGCTTTATCTAAATGACATCCCTGCTACTAGTGGTGGAGCAACAGACTTCTATCATCAGAAGATGTCATTCCAACCTAAGAAAGGTACTATAGTTTTATGGCCAGCAGCATACACTCATGTACATAGGGGTGCATTCCTGACAGGTGAGCAGTCTAAGTACATTGCTACTGGATGGTTCTCTCGTGAGCCAGGTGATGTTACTAACAGAACACTTGGTGAGTTGTCTGGTCAATTGAAACCAGTTGAAAGATTGAATGGATGATATTCTATACCTCTATTACTAATGGGTATGATAAGTTAGAAGTACCACCTCAAGCAGATGATGTTTTATTCATCTGCTTTTATGATGGTGAGAAACCAACAGTAAATGGATGGACATATATTTTACTTGAGATAGAGGAGGAATGTCCAGTCAGAAAATCATATCATCCTAAGCATTGTCCTCATCTATACTTTGATAAAGATAAGGAGACAGTGTGGATTGATGCTAGTTATCCTATAACAAGAGAGATAATAAATCTATCTAAAGACTTGTTCAAGGAGCATGACTTTGTTCTACAAAGACACCCTGAAAATAGATCATTACTTACTGAGTTTGCAAAGTTATATCGTGAAGGGTTCTCTACTAAGCAGGAGATCCTTGACATGTGCAGAAGGATAAAGGATGTAGGATATAAGTTATCTTATTATGATCAGACAATCAATAGTATTATCTGGAGGAAGATAACACCAGAAGTTACTGAGTGGTGTGAGACATGGAGAGAATGGTATGATGATGGTGTGAATAGAGATCAGATCTCTAGTTCTGTGGCAGAGTATGTTATGAGTAAGAAGTATAAGTCTCCATTGTCATTCAAGATACACAGAGTACCACTCAAATTAGAGATGGGTAGAACAAATAGACTCAAGAAGTATGGTGAATCATATAATCTACATGATAAACCTAGCACTCAAGACAACATAGATCTGATTGGTAATCTACAAAACATATTCAAGAATGGATTACACCTCAGTAAGATGTATGCTTGTGTCAAGTACACACCATTTGAATTGAATAAGTTTACAGACTATAAAGATATGATAATCTATACCTGTATTACTAACGGGTATGATGAGTTCCAAGACAGTAATTACTATCACCCAGACATAAGATATGTCTGCTTCCATGATGGTACTATAGACACTACAGTAGGACCATGGGAGTATATAAAACTTGATGTAGATATAGATTGTCCAAGGAGACTATCGTTCTATCCTAAAGCAAACCCACATCTATATTTCCCTGAAGGATCTAATACTATATGGATTGATGGATGCTATAAACATACCAGAGAGTTTGTAGCAAGGAGTAGGTACTGCTTCCCATTTACCATGCTAAGACATGCATCTAAGTTCTCTTACTTTGATGAGATGTTAGAAGGATTTACTTGTGCCTTCTTCAGTTATGATGATGCTATAGAACTCACTAAGAAACTAAAGGAGACAGGATATAATTTCAGAACATATGCTAGTCCACTAGGTACTATAGTATGGAGAACCCTGACTCCTGAGATGAAGAAGTTCAATGAGTCATGGTACAAGTGGTCACTGGTAGGATGTAATAGAGATCAGATATCATATGATGTGGCTATCAAGGAGTCTGGTATAGATTTACCATCTGTCTTTGAGAATAGATGTGACTCAGGTGTTCCCTTAGGATTCTATGAGAAGTGGGGTAGGAAAGGGTATCATCCTCAACGTGGAGACACACAGCAGTACAAAAGAAAGGATGAATTGCTCAAAGAAATGGGTGAGATAACAGGTCTGAACCCCAAACTATATACTTCATATCCAGACCACGAATTTTATATGAAGGTCTATAATATAATATGATTATCTACACTGTCATTACGAATGGATACGTTGACCTTCACATTGATCTACCTGAAGGACCACTGTACGTTGCCTTTGGTGTAGATAATCCACCTTCACCTTGGATAGGTGGGTTAGTAGAAGATCTTGGTGACCCTGTTAGATCATCTAGGAAGTCAAAGATAGTATGTCCGTTTGATCAACCAAGTATATACATTGATGCATCTAAGTTACATCTAATCAATGAAGAGTTTATCAAACTGAGTGAGGAAATACTTGCTAAGGATACCTTCACTATCATGGAGCATCCTCATAAGCATACGTATCTTGAGGAGTGTGCTGAGTATGTGTCTAAAGGATGGGTAGATCCTGAGACTTTACTACAGTTTAGTGCTGATGTATCAGAGACAACGTTTGATTTTGAAGAGTACTTCTCACCACTATGTACTATCATCTGGCGGAAAGGTAAGACGGATGACTTCAATAAGTTATGGTGGCAGTGGTACAATAAAGGTGGTGTAAGAGATCAAGTATCATGTTCTGTAGCACTACAGTTGAGTGGTATAGAGTATGAATCCATACCTTCAAGGGAGTTTATAAACAAATTTTCTGATGCCAATCCTGATGGTGAGTGGTGGAACAATAGGTCTGGTGACTACGTATATTGTGAGGAAGAATCAAACATCATAGAGTTTGTAGATCTATTGACAGAGATCACAGGACTATATGATTGGACAGAATATTTTAGAGCAGGTACAGATAGAATTACAGGTGAACCTTTCTATGGTGATGCAGGTCTGTACTCTTATGCTATTGAGTGGGACGACCCTGAGAAGGAACAGATAATAATATACACATCAATTACTAATGGATATGATACTATACCTGAGAACAATTATTATGATCCAGATATAAAGTATGTCTGTTTTACTGATGGTACTGTAGATGTACCACCACCATGGGAAGTCAGACCTATACCTATAGAACATGATTGTCCTAGAAGATTGTCTGCCTATGCTAAGATCAATCCACATAAACTATTTCCATTAGGTTCTAAGACTGTGTGGTTAGATGGGTGTTATGTTCACACTAAGGAGTGGGTAGATAACTGTAGAGATATCCTGAAGGATACTCCTATGACACACATGCTTCACCCTCATAGGTTTACCTATCATAATGAAATCATGGAAGGGTTTGGTGCTAACTTCAATAGTAGAGAAGAGATGTTGGAGTTGACTAATACATTGTATGATGTAGGGTATGACTTCAAGAAGTATTGTTCTCCAGTTCTTACATGTATATGGAGACAGGTATCAGAAGACATGTTCGAGTTCCATGATCTCTGGTGGAAGTATTCTAATGTAGGATCTAATAGAGATCAGGTATCATTTGACTGTGCTAAACAGTTGACTGGTAGTGAGTGGAGTACCATACACAACTGGGAATCTATAGGATTAGATCTTACATCATCTACTGCTAAGGATGGTAGGAATAAGAGACATCCAATGGCAGGACATTTTGATGAGACTTTTACTTACAGTGAGATAATAAGAGAATGTTATTACTTGTTGGCAGAGATCAGAATCATGACTGGCATACAAGATGAGCATCAGATATGGAAGTTAGGTTCTAATGAAGTAAGAGATCCTATCTTACAGACATGGATACCTGAGGGTGAGTGGTGGTATGATCCTACAACAATCAAGTCATCTACTGGTAAGTATTCTATACAAGATAGAATAAAACTCAAGATAGATGAGAGGGGATCCTTTAGGAATAGAGATACTAATAGGAACAATTCCTTCTGGGTAAGAAGATTGAAGAGGTCTTTAGGATTAGTAGACCTACCACCAGAATCATACGACATGCATGTCTGGGACTGGGGTGCATCCTTTAGGGACTATGTTTATAGAAATGTATTGAATCCTACCTTGACTAACTCGTAATATTTTGTTATACTATATACATTGAGATGAGCATTTCCTCATCAAATTTTTCCCCTGACCAAGACTAAACGGGGTTATAATTAGTCTTTTTATCTACCAGTGAAGGGATTGGTAGAAATATTATATCGCTCTTACCCTTTGAGCCCTATAAACAATTATTGTCCTCATGACAACTCTTCAAAAACGTGAACAAGGTCTCCTATCTGGATGGTCCGAGTTCTGCGACTGGGTAACATCAACAAACAACAGAATCTATGTTGGTTGGTTTGGTGTTCTAATGATCCCATGTCTTCTAGCAGCTACAACCTGCTTTATAATTGCTTTCATCGCTGCTCCACCTGTGGACATTGATGGAATCAGAGAACCTGTTGCAGGTTCATTCATGTATGGAAACAACATCATCTCTGGTGCTGTCGTTCCATCTTCTAACGCTATTGGTTTACACTTCTACCCTATATGGGAAGCAGCATCACTCGATGAGTGGTTGTACAATGGTGGTCCTTACCAGTTGGTTATCTTCCACTTCCTTATTGGAATCTCTGCTTACATGGGCAGACAGTGGGAACTTTCATACCGTTTAGGTATGCGTCCTTGGATCTGTGTTGCTTACTCAGCACCAGTATCTGCTGCATTCGCAGTCTTCTTAGTATATCCTTTTGGTCAGGGTTCATTCTCTGATGGTATGCCTTTAGGTATATCTGGTACGTTCAACTTCATGTTCGTATTCCAAGCAGAACATAATATTCTCATGCACCCATTCCACATGGCAGGTGTAGCAGGTATGTTTGGAGGAGCACTCTTCAGTGCTATGCACGGTTCACTAGTTACTTCTTCACTCATTCGTGAAACCACTGGGTTAGATTCTCAGAACTATGGTTACAAGTTTGGACAAGAGGAAGAGACATATAACATCGTTGCTGCTCATGGATACTTCGGACGTTTGATCTTCCAGTATGCATCATTCAACAACAGTAGAAGTCTTCACTTCTT